AGGAGAAACTAATGGCGGAGCGAAAGAACTACCTGCATCTCTTCCATATCCTAAACAACTAGTCGCAGGTGATCAGGTCATCGCTATGGTAAATACTGCAGCAGATCGAGAAGTTGGGCTAAGTGTGGCTTGTAGTAGTGGCGAATACCATATTTTCTCCAAAACTCCAACTGGTGCAGGTGAACATGAACTTGTCTCAATCTTAACTGGCCTATCCCTCGGCCAAACATTACAAGGTCGTGTAATTACTCATATGTTCGCTATGGGTGGAAATAACACAGCGAACTTTTCTAGTCCGATCTATGTCTTAGACGGTTCTGGAGTGCCTGTAGGTGCTGTTAATCCTGTAGATCCTCTAACTAATTCTGGAACGTTTGAATATCCTTGTCGAGTGCCTGTCGCTTTGAATAGTCGTGCTGTCTTTAGAACTGATGCTTAGGTGTTGATCTAATGTCTAAAATGACTAAGACTCAGGCTAAAAGAATGGCTATGTCTATCAAATCTAAGGCTGCAAAGTTGTTTACAATTGGTGCTCCTAATGGTGCAGCATTAACTATGAAGGATTTTAACGACATTAACAAAATTATTGAAAGATTTACAAATAAATTGAAGTGATCTTATGTATAAATTAGGAAAGTTCGTTCAATCTAAGGGTGGTATTCCTGTCGGAGGTGGCGAAGTGAACAAGTTATGGACTTGTTTTCAAGCGTCAGATAAACCCGTAGTCGTAATGTATGGAAATGTTAATTCAGGTGATAGTAATGAATATTACAAACTGATCCTATGTCCTCCTAACACATTAAACGGATCTAATAATGGAAACTTAAATGTGGGTCAAGTGAACGGTGCTTTGGTATTTTTAGCACAGAATGTAAGAGGTGGAACTGGAACGGTGAACGAACCGAACTCTATCTTTCCTGAAACAAACACTGGATCTCCTTCATGGCCTGTTATTCCGCCATACTGGACTCTAGCAGTAATGCCCGAAACTGCTTTGTCTAGTAATGATCTTAACATCAGAATAGGCGGCTTTGAGATCGAGGGTTAGAATGCCCAGAAAGCCAACCACTGAAGTTATTGAACACAGGATCACTTTTGGATCGTGGGAAAGAGATCGGATCGATGAATTAGCCAATGCAGTTGAGTTCAAACAGATCGCTTCTCCGATCGTAGATCTGATCTCCGACAAGGATGCTATCGCTGTGAGCCTCGTCATATTGACTGCTTTAGGTGGAATACTAGGGATCGGTCTTGTAGGGGTGGTTGGAGGCCTCTTAGTCAATAAGTATGGCGAAGAGTTGTCTGACGCTGCTGCTGAGGCTTACAGACTGGCTGTTTCAACTTTCTGGGAAGGAATAGGATCATTCACTACACTTGATGAAGCCTATGCAGCGTTTAAGATCATTAATGATCAATATGAACTTCCGACTCCTAGCATTACAGCATTTATCTCGGAATGGACTAAGAGACAATTAGGAACTTCGATTAATCCTTTAGAAAATCTGCAGACTGGGGCATCTTCCCTAGAGTCTCTTATTCGATCTTTGCTAGATTGAAGCGTTTAGGGTGGGTGTGAAGCCCTCTTTTATTTTAGATCCGAGAGAGCGAACGGATTTTGCGAGTCATTTCATTATTATTCAATAAATAAATCTAATGAACTTACGGATCAAACCGATCTTCTGGTTTTTGTTTTTCTTTTTGGCTTGATCCTTCAGAAGTTGATCATAATTCTCAAAACTAATTTTATGAGGATTATTTTCTTCTGCAGCGTTTTCAATAAAATCATCATTGGCGTAATTTTTGTTGTAAGTAATAATTAATCCAGATTGTGATATTATTGGCTTCTTGATGTATTCCTTCCAATCCTGATCTCTCGGAGATCCTTTAGGCCAACAATGCAGACACTTTCGATCCTTGTGAATTGGACTACATTTTGATATATTTGGATCATAACTTGTTGAGTCTGGATATAGACATTGACCTGAATCCGGTTTCATATGGTTTTCATACTGCTCAAGGCACTCTCTAACGAATGCGGAGAACTTACCTGAAGGTAGCACATCATCAACGATCATGGCTGTGTGTGGTGTTAATGACACACTCTTGACTATTTGACCTGAAGCCATTACATAACCTCCGATAATACATGAGATCCACCTTGAAGAGATCCACAGTTTAACGCTTGAATAATTCTGACTTCATCAAAACTATTGACATTGAAGATCTTCTTGCATTTTTTACATCTTAGATTCATATGAAACCCTCTCTCTTCATTCGGTTAAAGGCTCGATCGCAACTCGGACAATCATGGATCTCAACTGGAGATTCTCTCAATATTGTGCCGACAATTTCACCTTCTTCGTTTTCTTGAAACACTGAAGTAATAATTCCATTACAAAAAGTGCAGGTTATAGATCCGTCATCGTTGTGAACTGCAGTATCAACCGATCCTCGGCCAGTTCCAACATCTATGTTAGTATTAGCAACATTTCCGCATTCAGGACACCCTAGAGCCTCCCATGCGGCCATATCTTCGGCTTTGACTTCTGCAGTCAATCCACACTCAAGACAATGAATAATTCCTGATCCAACTTCGTCATCTTTTTTCATATTCTAAACTCCGATCCGATCTCTCTTGCAGTTTCATTATTATAAATGCAGAATATTGAAGGAAATGGTGCAGATCCTTCAGACTTGTTAGTTATAGGATTAAGATACTTGATCCTACCTTTGATGAACTCAATTTTTGCGTGAGGGTGAATCCACTGATGAAAATACCTTGTATCAGTTCTAGCAGGTATCAGCATAATGATATTACAACCCTTAGTATATTCAGTATAACATTTCTTAGACCATTCCTTGATCTTAGAATATGGAGGATTAACATATATCCACTTATCCAACGGCCAATCATCCATCATTAAACCATCAAAAGACGGCAATCTAGGACACGGATCAAATAATTCTCCGAATCTAGCCTTCAGACTTTTCAATATGTCTGGAGGGGTCAGCCAATAGTCTGATCCCGACCTTTCATACTGTCCATTTCTGAACAATTCACTGTTATGCGTTTTTTTCTCAATTTCCATACTTTTTTTCAACTCCTGAAGGATCTTGTCTATACCCTTCAGGACTTCAGAAGAAGATCCTTGTTATAATATGTATTATTATAATTAATATGGATAAAATCTCGTTATATATATATTTATTATTAGATAATCAGGTTAGAGAGAGAGAGAGAGAGAGAGAGAGAACCGGATCTTGTCAAAAAAAAGAGTTAAGGGATTGGTTAGGTTCGGGATGGGTATGGATTGGAATTACATTCTTGCTGCTTTAACAATAATTGAGATCATAGGACTCGCTTCAATGCTCTATTGGATCAAAAATGAGGTTCAAAAGACGATCGAAGATGAATCGGATGATCTAAACTCTCAACTTGCTGCAGTTCTGCAGCCAATAATTGAGAGAATTGATGGTTTTTTAGGAGGTAATAGCGAGATCGCCCAACCTTTGAACCCAATGCAATCAATGTTAATGGAGATCGTTAAATCATCTATGAATAAACAACCTATTCAGGCAAAAATTACAGAAGTCGTCAAAGATTCAGCAGGTAAGTTCACTAAAACGGAAATATTAGAGGATTAATTGCTGTAAACCGGAAACGTTCATAATAAAAACATCTTCTGCAGAAAGGCATGGCTCGCAGTAGATCCAAAACCAGAAGGCGTAGATCGCCACGCACAACATCGCTAATTAATGCGTTAGAAGGTTATACCTATCTTTCGATATTAACTGAAGGAACTTTAGGAACTTCCCCGTGGGGTTTCATAACAGGAGATACAGATCTTCAACAGAAGTCTATGTTTAACATTAATACATATTCAACTGACATGGTTATTTCAGGTGAAGAATCGATCTCATTGGGAGATCTAGCAACTGCTCCACAACTTGCAGTCGCTCAAATCGGTGCAAATGCAAAGTCTAACTTCGTTCCAATGGCGATCCAGACTGCATTCACTAACATAGGATTCTCATTATTCAAGAAAGGACTTCGCAGACCGATCGCAAGAGTTAATTCTCAAATTATGAAACCACTAGGATTAGGAGTGAGATTATAATGGCTGACGTTGATGCTTCCGGTGCTTTGATCTCAACTCGTTATGGTGTTATTCCGTTATTGAATACTGCTGAAACCGAGGGAGGCGAAGAAGAGATCCTAACCGATCCAAACTTCGTAGGATCTTCTCAAGTTGCGGGAACGTATGCTTCCCAACTTTCTGGTTCGTTTGTTCTTGCTAAAGCAGGTATAACATCCGAAAACGATATTACTTACGCATTCATTAGATCTGCAGGTCAGATAAAAGCAGCACTTCCAGTAGGAGAAACTAATGGCGGAGCGAAAGAACTACCTGCATCTCTTCCATATCCTAAACAACTAGTCGCAGGTGATCAGGTCATCGCTATGGTAAATACTGCAGCAGATCGAGAAGTTGGGCTAAGTGTGGCTTGTAGTAGTGGCGA